ATAAAAATAATTTACTCCCCAAACCCTACCAATTATTTAAAAATAACCATAGAAAATTAGAGAGAAACCGGGATGAGTTTAACGACTTCCCAGGTCGTGAGGGTTAGATAAATCTAACCCTTACTTACACTATAAAAATGTAAAACGTGAAATATTATATAGCCATTTCCAATCCCATACGACGCATGACAAAGAACTCTCTTGAGGATATTTCCTCAAGCTTTACATGACCGTCATTTGAAAATCGGACTGCTATACTGTACAAATAATTCCATTTAACTTCATCAAAACAATACTCATTCAATAAATTTGTCAATGTATCTTGAATTGTCTCAAGATCCGAATTGTTTAAATTAATCATATGTTTCGTGAATCTTATAGGAACCATTCCCCATGTACCTTTATACTTGATGAATTTACTACTACAAAATTCCGCTCCTTCGAGGGTAGGATGATGATCGATTTCTTTAATCTTGATAAAACTTTTCATCTTTGAAAAGTAATTCTCATAATCATATCCTCGTGGAAATTTGTTTAGAACATCATCTCCTGATATTGCTAATTTGAATTCATCACTTAATATTTCATCTAGTGTATGCCCACACAGAAACATCGTTTCTACATGGGTAACTAAATTTCCTATACAATTTAAGATATATGTACAAACAAAACCGGATTTCATTATTCCATATATCTTTTGAGTATAAGAAGTTCCATTTGATAACACAGTCTCACTATCTTTGAAGACTTGATCACAAGCTAATTGCGCATCACGTCTCCAATTTTCACAAAGTTTACTGTCATCAGAAGTAGCTAAATCTAGCATAACTTCAACGGCAATTTTCATCAAATTTCCATTAAAGTTAGAGTCCCAATTCTCCTTATCACTACTAGCGACAAATTCACCATTCTTAAGGTTCATGTATTTCGCCAAGAGGTTTATACCTCCCGGTTGACCTGAACTCCAAGCATACATGATAGGAGATTCCATGAATTTTTCTGAAAAGCTTCTCAACATATTCTCAAAAATCGCATGATTTCTGAGAGTGTCTCGAATATCAGCACCCCAAATAGGTCGTAATAAGCCTGAGGCTACTTTATTAGCCTTATGCGGTTCTACCTTATTGAAG